AGGCTATCATATTGGCCGGCCACCATTGAGCCAAACTCAAAGTTGAGAGCCGCCACAGGCATTCCCTTAACATTACCGCTCTTTTGAACAATTGCATCACTGCCATGAAGAATACCCATAAAGAGACTATCAGCAGTCCAAATGTAAGATTCATTAGCAGTCGCACCAGGAACAGCAGTGTCTTGACGAGCTTGACCAACATAAATGTTTGGAATACCAAGAACATCACGAAGAACAGCAATGACAGCTTCATCATTCAAAAGACGATTGCCACTTGCAATACCTGCTGTACTATCACCAACATAGCCACGCATCTCAGGATTACGAGCTAATTGACGGAATACTTCACGCCCCATAATAAGAGTATCGGGATTGATACCATGAGCGGCAGCGAAAACAGTGTCTTTGAGTTCATGTAGATTGCTTAAAGGCTCAGCACCTGCAGCATTGAACTTGCCACCGAACTCATTGGTGCAAGTATCATTGTTGAAGTTAGCTGTACCAAAAAGAAGATCAGCTGCACGCTTCTCACGACCAAGCTTAAGAACACGAGCAACCTTCTTGGCAATTCGAGCTTCTTCAGAACCTGGGTATTGGCTGTCAAAGATATCTTCCATAGCGATAGAGTCAGCCGCCGCATAAATCTTAGCTTTGTAAGTTTGGCTTGAACGATCAAAACCGCCAATGGTCGCTCGGCTTGAACCTGGAGCACGCTCAAGATCAAGGCCAGCACCTGCACCCATGAAGTTGCGAGATTCTTCAAGAAGAAGAGTTCCTGAACGCTCAGGAATCTTGATGGTTTCAAAAACTTTATCAGCAATGAGTTGGCTATCTGAAGGAACAGCTTCTCCAACAAGGCCGGTTAAAATCTGATCAACAGGATGTAAATTACTATATGATGAAGCCATGTGAGATTACTCCTTAAGCTAGAACAACAGAAGGACCAAAGAAGAAAGCTTTGAATTGCTCTCCTGCTCCAGCTGTTGAAGTTTGATTGATGTTGGGAAGGACACGAGCGATTGGATAATTGGTGCTTGTAGCAGCAACAACTTCACCATCAGAAGCGGCCATGAGAAGAGGAGTTGTTGCAAAAGTTAAAGCAGCACCAGCTTTGACACGAGTGATACCATAAACAAGAACTTCAACTGTTTCGCCTGCTGAGACTCCACGCTGTGCAACACCAATGATTCCATCATCAGCACCGCTTGCAGGAAGTGAAACTTTTCCGTTGGCATCGAGTGCAACAACTTCAAACTCATCAATGGCTTCAGCAGCCACAAAAGAAAGTAGATTATCTGTATTAGCCATGATTAAGCCTCCATAGCTTTGGTGTAAAAGTCAGTATCGTTTTTTTGAATGAATGAAAGTGCTTCTGAATAGCTGATTGACTTTTCTTTGGCAGTCTCACGAATCTTAAGGTCAAGAGTAGCTTTGCTGATCTCTTCACCGCTTGCACCATGACCAATTGTGGCCAATGGAATAGTTGAGTTCATAGGTCGTTCAGAGAACATTTTCCAAAACTCGGGTTGGATATCTCGCAGCTCCCAAGCTTTACCCACAACGGACGCTTCGGAAGGTGAAACACGACCTTCATTGAGAAGTGTTTTGACTGCGTCATTTCGCTCGATCTCTCGCTTTTCAGCTTCGATCTTTTCAAGTCGCTCTGAGAGTTTGGCATTGTTTTCACGAAGAGCTTGAACCTCATTGAGAAGAGTTGATTCAGTGAGTTGTTCACTCATCTTGTAATCTTTCTTTTCTTCTTCGAGTTCGATCTTGATTTCTTTCTCTTCTTCGATCTTTTCTTCTTCTTCAGCCATCATTTCCTTATCGTCTTCTTCTTTGTTCATTGAAGCTTCTGATTCGGTCATCATGTCTTTGATCTTCTGTTCAAGTTCCTTCACCATCTCATCTTTTGCGACAAGCATTTGACGAAGTTCTTCAACAGACATTTCACTAATGTTGTCCATCAGCGCAGTCCTTTCGTTTAAAGTCACCCTTTCAATCTTGTCATGTGATTGAGCAGGTCTTGGAGTGAGTGTGATTGCTAAAAGTTGAGCATTGCCAATCTTGGCTCCGCCATCTCTTGAGTAAACTTCACCATTGAGGAACTCAGGTGAACTCCATAAAACACCACCTGCATTCTTTACAACTTCAAGTCCTCTTTCATTGTAAGCTGGTGTTGCATAAAGTCCATCTTCTCGAAGTTCTAACTCAACGATAAGACCAAGAGCATTCCCACTCTCAGGAGGAGCAGGAGTTCCACCTTGAAAAGGTGAGGTTGCGTGTTGCCAATCAATGATCACAGGATCATTCTGTTTGCGCTCATTAAAGACTCTGACCATCTCTTGAAGAAGATCGTGGTCGATAGCTTTGCCAATTGAGTCTCCACTCATTCTTGAAGAGACTTGGCCAAGTGCCAAAGTCTTGAATGGTCGCCCAATGGTTAAACCTTCAGGCACATCAAAGCTTGGTTCACTAAATTGGATTTGAACAGCTTCACCATAAGCTCTTAAAGCTGTGCTTTTTTCATCTGCTGATTTCATTTGTTTCACGATCTTTCTAGCCCAAGCAAAGCCAGCATCACCGCCCCAACCTTGCCAAGCTTGCCAACCTTTTCCTTTTATGTTCCATGTGGAACCTTTTTTGTCGATCTCGTGTCGAGTGAAATAAGCAAGCATTCTCTTGACTGTGTCAGGACTCAAAGCCTTGCCATTCATCAAGTCTCTTGCTCTTGCAATTCCAACAGGAGTCATTCCTTTTTGACTGCTTGGTTTATCAGCTCGAACTTCAAGGGCTCTCTTTGCTGCTTCTCTTGCTCCTTGTGGAGGAGTGAAATCAATGTGAGAATACTTCTTTGGAGCAAGCTGTTCAGCTTTGGCTTCCTTTTCGGTTCTCTGTGGATGGCCTTTGGGAAGAAGATCAAGATCAGTGTTATAGGCTTTCTTTCTTTCACCTGTTCCCACTAATTTGAGAAAGGTTCTCACTCTTGCCAAAGCCCACTGAGTCCGATCCATGCCCGGCCTATGAGAAACAGAGAAAGCTCCTGCTCCTCTTCTGAAGACAGCTTTCAAAGTACCAAGATCAACTTGCTTATGCTTTGCATTATAGCGATCATTATGCTTGTCTCTCATGTTCTCAAGAGACTTGACTGCTTGATCACTGATCTTGATTCCACCTCTCGAACCGCTTGCACTGCCTTTGGGATTGGCCTTGCTTCCTTCGATTCGATCTTTTTTAGGTGCTGGAGTTTGAGCTTGTGTTCTAGCCATTTGCTCTTCTCCTCTTGATTAGGTTCTCAGTGAGTGCAGCCATAGCACCACCACCTTTGACAGTGCTTGTTCTTTCGAGTGCTGATCTTTGAGCATCTTCAGGAAGGTCACCTGCTCCAAGTCTTTCTCTGATTGCTCTTTCAAGCTCATCATCAGGAGTAAGGAGACCACTTTGAACAAGACCAGGAAGCATTCCCAAGCTTTCAGCAAGATCATCAGTGTCAAGCCCGGTATGCACAAGGCGAGGAAGTTTGGAAGGATCAACAAGGCCATAGTTCCATCGGATCAATCTTCCAATTGTTCCTCCACCTCTTCGATCAACTCCACTGACTTGACTAGCAACGAGGTCACAAAGATTGATGGCCGCTCGCCTGAATACAGAAAGATGAACTTCACCAACTGATCTTGCTCCTGTCTCAGTGTTGCCAAGATCGGCGAACTGAGTAAGGAAGGCCGCACTAATTTGAGAATCACACTTGGTGATGATCTCGATTGGTCCACTTGCGTATAGATTCGGTTGAGCTGCGTAAGTGTCAAAACTAACAGCACCATTCTCAACAAGATAAGATTGTTCTGCACTGATAAAGTTTTGAGCTTGAGCTTCAGCATCTTCAATCATTGCATCAATATCGCCATCACTTAAACCAAGTGCTTCGGCTTGTGAACGATCAACTTTAACTTTTGGAGTTGGAACAGCCCACCGATCAAGACCAACACACATGAGGTTGGCAACTCTTTGCTTGGTTCGCCACCACCACCAAACAGGCCGAAGCATTCCAACTCCCTCGAAGTTTGAACCTGTTTTATTCAAGGTCAACAGAAGAAGCTTGTTGGCTGGTATTGGCTCAGGAGTATAAGTTAAACCAACAGTATTTTGGAGGACTCCATCAAGGTGTTGATTGTCTCTACTCAACCAACGGTTATGAGCTGAAGGTTCTCGATCAGCATAATGATCAAGCCACACCTTGATTGAACCTTTGCTGTCCGGTCCTACTTTGTAGATTTCCTCAGCATAACGATAACCAAGAGGGACAAACTCAAAAAGATAAGCAAGTTGATCCTCCCAACTTAAAGTCATTTGTCCACTATAGCCATCAAAACCAAAGGCTTCATTGGCGAATCGAGCAAGCTCATCAGCAACAGGATCATCTTCAATTCCAGGCTGAAATCTCCAACTAGCTGATAGAAGAGTTTGTCTGAGCATATGCCAAGAACGCTTGACGATTGGATCCGTTCTCAACATTTCTTCAGCTTCTTGTACCCAATTGAGTCCACTAAGCTTTGGATTCTGTTCCTTGCCACTAATCACACCACCGCTTAATTGAGTGCCTGTGATTCCCTTAGTTGTGAATCTAGGTGTAAGGGCTCTCATGTGTTTTGGAGAACGCTCATTGGTGTGATCGTGACTCATAGCTGTCCTTTAGTTCAAAGATGCTCTACCATAATATAAACACCTGAACATACATTTAGCAATAAAAGCTTGTTCAGTATAAAATCAAGTGTTAATTTTGCAAGGCTTCACTTTCTCTTAATTAGATAACCTACACTGAGACAACTTCTTTTTACTCAGGGAGTGAAGCAAGCTTTATCTTTTTGGGATCCATTCCTCAACAGTTGGATCGAGAACAACTTGATCGGCTGTCTTAGTTTTGATGACTTTGTTTCCACTGAATAAAGACAACTTATCAATGACCGCTGTTTGAAGTTCAAAGATTTGTTCTCTCAATAATTGCATTTGAATCTGTGCATCCCTCAACCTAGCAATTAAAGCTTCTCGATCAGCGTTTGCTTTGGATAGCTTCTCCCTGAGCTCTTCCACTTCACTTGGATCACGACCGCTTGCAATAGCGACCATTGAAGAGATTGAACCTGTGATCACACCAAGAATCCCAACTAACACATCTCGATTCTCATCAACGATCTTCACATAAGTGAGGAAGAGGATAAGACCAACGATCAACAAGAGGAACATGACAGAGAACCACCAACCTCGTTTGGCTTTAAGGTCTTGATCAAACTGACTCTCTTCTTCGTTCAAAGTACACCTCCAAAATAAATCATAATGAACTCAACTATTGGATCAATCCAGTAAAGAAGGTCATCAATGCCATTGAGCTTCCTCAAATGTGGATCGATCAAGATTGGACAACACACAGTCAAGACATAGAATATCATGATCATGAAGAAGCGGACAATAAACCACTCAAGCCACTCCTTTAGTTTCTTGTCTCTCATTCTGCTCTTGATCTTCTTTGGTCCACCTAGTCGCTTCACTTTCTCACTGCTTGGAGGAGGTTGCAATGATTCAATGCTTGCTCCCACTGTGTAAATGATTTGAGGTTCTTTTACTCCTTTGAAGCGATACATACCAGCGCAAGCATATCGAGTGCCTTTAGGAGTGAAGTTGTTAGTCCTTCCCTTGATCGCCTTCATGGCTTCAGCTGTGAGCAAGACTTGACCGGCCTGACAAAGAGACATGGTTCTTGCTGCTATGTTCTTGGCTATGCCTTCCAACTCAATAGACTTTGCTCCTGTGAGTGTGTAAATCTCATCTTGCTTGACTTCAACAACAGTTCCCCAATGTATGCCAATACGACAACCAAGTTTGATCCTCTTTGGAATTGTCTCTTGGTAGATCAAGGCAAAGTTAACAGCATCAATTGGGCGTTCAAAGCTGAGAAGGAAGCCATCACTTCGGTCTATCTCTCGACCATTAAACTTGAAGATCAAAGACCTTGTAAGTCTGTCATGATGTTGAAGCCACTTGGCCGCTTGCATAGCTCCAGCTTTTTGAACAAACTTGGTTGAGCCAATCAGATCAAGAAGGACGATTGCAAGTTTGGTCTCAATTAGTTTCATTAAAAGCTCCTAGTCTTCCCACCTCCGACAGTCACTTTTCTAGTTCTACCACGACCGCCACTTCTTGGCTTATACTTTTGATCAACCACACTATCATTCCAGTTGAATGTTATGCAGTCATAACGAAGAGCATCAAGCGGATCCTCTCGACCATCTTTCTTTGGTTGTTCCTTGTTATCCCAACCATAAGACAGAAGAGCTTTTCTTAAGCTGTTGCCTGTTGCTCTTTCTCCCTTCTCCCACACTTCTTTGGTGATCAAATACTTCTTAGAGTTGAATGCTCTTTTAAGCCTTTGAACACCATTGAGAATGTCAACTTTGATTGGATCGCTAGTATGACGAAGAGGAACACCTATCCCTTCAGGAGGTTCCCTTCTCATTACTCGAAAAGCACTTTGACCGGTTTGGTCATTTCGAGCCTTGCCTGCTTTGTCCGCCACTCCTGTATCTAACCAAATACGATCTGAAGGAGCTTTGTCTTTGAGTGATCTAGGCCAAGCAATTGACAAGATCAAGGTTGTGAGTTGCTCAGTTGTCACTTCTTTGGGATTGATCTCATGGCATATCACTGTTGCATCAAGCTCCTCATCATAGGCCATAATCAAAACACTTGGTTTCCTGAAGCCCCAGTCAATTGCGATTCGGCCTGTCATGGTTGGCTTGTATTCCCAACCTTCAATGACATGGCTTGCTTCATTAAACTCTTGGTAGATCAAGCCTGTTGGAGGTTTAGGCTTGTTCATGATCATGGCTTCACGCTCTTCAGCAGGTAGCATTTTGGTAGCTTCAAACCATTCATCAGCAAGGTTATCTTGGTTGACATAGGAGGAGAAGAACAGAGGAGCTATGTTTTGATTCTCTGCCATGTTTACCCACCAAGCATCAACCACAGGAAGTCCAACCAAGATCAAGATTGGACTTGGTCCAGCTCGAAGACGACCAAGAGCTTTGTGAGCTACCTCTTGGGTAAGTGTTTGACATTCATCAATTAGACAGACACCACTTGTCACATTGAGACCTTCAAGAGGATTGTGTGTTGCTTCTCTTGTCCCCGGTCGAAAGTAGGAACGACACCACACTTGACTCCCTGTGTGATGGTCAGTCCACTGCTTCATGGTGTGATTGTAAGTCCAACCAAGAGGAGCAAGCCACTTCTCCATCTCAGGCATTAACACCGAATTGTATCTTGGTGT